TTCCGATCTTCGTGAGCCAAGTGACACAATGTCTTTCATCGCACCCATTGACTGGTTTTCGCACTCCCTGCCCTCTACCAAGAGGTGGCCCTTTAAGCCGACACCAAATAGCAGTATCTATCTAATTATTTCGTGCCGTACAGAGAATCGTATTATATTAAGTTTATAAAACAAAATAGTAGCTAAATGCAAACTTTCGGGGTGGGGTAAACTTAGTTTCCTATCAAGAAGATATACACAATTATCATATAGGTTCATATATTTTTTCATTGTTTGAAAATCACCATATGCTAAGCGGTCGTTTATCCCCATATGGTCTTCGCCTGCAGGGATATATATAGTATTTACCAAAGGTTTTTCAGGTGAATATTGTTCTATATATAAATCTAATCTACATGAAACAATAAGATCATATGATGTATTTGTTATATTACAATAGTCTTCAAGCAATCCGAACACTCTCTTCTTATTTAGAAGATGACACGTCATATTATGAATATTCACTGGATATGTTATCTTGTTTGGATATATACCAAAATCTATATTATATGATATTTTGGTGTTATTTACACAGATAGGATTATACATTTTTTTAAATTCTACAAGTAAGTCTTCCGGTTCATTGTCACCAGAATAGAAAAAATTATATTTGTGCTCGGGGCCAAATGAATTAACGAAATAGTTTTTATCAAAATGTTTAATTCTGCCAAAAAAACAAACACCGATTAACATTCTGTGTATACTACATACACTATATTTTTATTTTTACCGCATTTTCTATACGACGAAAGGGAGCCAAACAACACGATGTCTTTCATCGCGCCCATTGACTGGATTTCGCACTCCCTCTGGATCTTAGTACTCTACATATCCGAATACCCCATGTGGGACTTGAACCCACAATCTCCGGCTTTCATGGGTGCTAACATGTCAAACAATGCAGATGATCTTCATCGCATGTATGACTGTGTGGCGCACCCTATGCGTAGAAGGCCGACGCGTTGTCCAGTTACGCCAATGGGGTCCTTACGCCGACGACATAAAGTTGAATCCCGGCACTCCATGCCGTAGGCATGGTACGATGACCTCAACTATGTTGACGCTGGCAATTACAGAGTCGGACAAGGAGTCCGCGCTGGTAGATTTTCTCTTTGCAATCGGCCCCACCAATCTGCTTGTCCTACACACCAATCCAAACGACATCATGGATCTTGTTCTGCATATTCAGAATGTCATGAACACTCCGTGCAAGGTGCTCATCAACAAGGAGAAACGGACAACGATTGTGAGCCCCACGAATCCGGATGACAATCTCAAGGTCATCTACTGCCGGGAGAAGATGGATTCGTATGCAAAGGCCCTGATCCGGGAGTACCGTCTGCCTATTCTTCTCTTCCATGACTAAAGATAAGTTTGTCCACAGTTGAACGCACACAGAAGATGCGATGGACGACGATTCCTAGTACAAAGAGTCCAAACAGGGTCGGGAGTAGAGGCCAACGGGTGACCCATGCAATCCACGCGGCTCCAAGAATCGTTAGGACAACATCCACGATCGCGAACCCAAACAGACGATAGGAATGCACTCCTTCTCCAGCAGCGCCAAAGAGATCTTTGTATTGACAGTTCATTCTACCGAGCACTTATAATTGGAATACATCATTGAGTGTAACATTGCTACTGCACGACAACTGGGGTATCTGACTATATCTTCCAGATTGCAATACGGCACGAACATCCCACAACAGGTGCTTGAATTTAATATTCATTCCGTATCCTCCCCACACAGTCAACAATGCGTTCGTCAATGCGCCACTGGGGACATTGTTTGCATCAACCGTGTCGGCTGCAGTTTGTGTATCTTTGCACCCACTTAACATGATGACAGAGCCACTCGTGCTGGGATATTTGTTGTTCTGGGTAAAGGTAAGTGTTCCATAAGAAGGAGCATTATAGTTATAGCGTGCATCAAAGGCGGTCCCGCTATGGCAGCAATCCAATACTGCAAAACACTTGCAGTTCGCGGGTATCTTTTTTACGAGCAGTTCTCGGAGTTCATCATCTAGGATGCGTTCAATTGTACGATTCCGGATGGGATAAATACAACTGTCGTATCCGCTCGTTTCGTCGCCGGATCTATCAATCGTAAGTCCGCCATGACCACTGTATTGGAAAAAGACAGAATCGCCGGGTTTCAGTCCGGTTGTTAGCCACGCGATACCAGCAAGAATATTTTGACGCGTAGGTTTCTTGAGCGGGTCCGATTGATCATCCGACAAACTACGAAATTCTTTGCATGCAGGATACGATGCACGAATTTTTTTCTCAATATGTTTAATATCATTTATACAGCCGTTAAGTCTATTACGCGGATCTTCTATATAATTTATACCGACGAACAATGCCTTAACGATCCCTGGTTTTGGAACTGGGATTGGTGCAGGTTTTGGTGGCCTTTGTGCAGGTTTTGGTGGCCTTTGTGCAGGGGTTGGTGCAGACATTGGTATTCGCAATACAGTTGGATTAGGGCGAACCATATATACTATGTATATATATTCTTCAGATAGATCGGATAAATTGCCACCGCATCTCTTCACAAATCTTTTGCCATACCTGATCCTGTTGATACAGTTTCTCACGGGACTTGAGGAGTTGAAAACATGGCAGGAACTCATCCATTTCCAGGAGTTGGCACAGTTTGTAGAGCACGTAGGGATACGACAAGAAATTGGACCGATTCGCAGGACAGTATTTGATAAAGGCCGGCTGGATCTCCTTGAACATGTGTTGCAACTTCTCCTCCATCTCCTTGGACAACGTCAACATTGTCATCTGCTGCTGGATCTTGTTCTTGATCTGCTGGACATGATCATACATCTTGGAGAACTTGAGTTTCTGCAGAATCTCGCGGATCTTCTCTTTTTTGACCTTCTTGGGATCCGAGATCCGCTCCTTCCGCAGTTCTCGCATAACGGACTCAATGATTTCCTGGGGGATATCCGTATTCTCCTTGGCCTGGAACTGCGCGAGCCATTCATTGAAGTGATTGATCTTCTTGTAGGCGAAATAGGTGATTTCCCGCGGAGGATCTTTGTAACTCGGCTTCTCGGAATCTATGAGAATAAACTCCTCGTGGCCACACCGACCGCAGCCGAGGAGCGCCTCATTCTGATAAAAGGTCATCTCTATATCACATGTAGGGCACGAACCCCATCCAGGCTCAATTCCGGATCCCGGCATAATTCCTCCCTTGATGGCGGACGGTTCTACAACGGCCAGATATCGCTCTAGCATCTTGTCACGATTCAGCCCATCTGTAGAGTCTATGTCGCTAGCCTTCTGTTTGATCTTTGGACTCGGACTCTCTGTTGTCTCGGTTGCGTCTGTAAAATAACTCAGCACGGAGTTTGTCGGCATTCGTATCGCCGTCTTCTGGGCATATCCGGGGCTACCCGTTGCAAGCGACTCCTGTGCGTCAAAATACTGAAACAGCATATCGCCTACATCCAGGAAGTATTCTAGACGACCATCATCCGACTGAATAGAGGCCAGACGGGCTCGTAACTCTTCTACCGAGTCATTCAATTGCCGCCATTCATCTGTAAATGTGGCGGATTCTGGAAGATTCTCTAACTTGGACTCAAGCGAAGCCAATTCCTTTTTGAGGTGTTGAATGGATTGCTTTTCGGTGCCGAACTGTCGCAATTTCTGTTGATGATAGGCTTCCAATGTTGTTGCGCGAATCGCCTTTTCTTCATGGACCATATCGCTTACAAGTACATCCCGTATAGACATGCTATGATCGTCTTCCGAGCATACGGCTTTAGGCTCATGTGCATCGGTCTAGATATGCCCGGGGTTTTGCAGTCCTTGCGGATCACAATCGGGAAGAAAAATACTTTCATCCGTTTAGAGGATGACACAGGGCGGTCTTATGCAACTTGTAGCCTACGGTGCACAGGACGTCTATCTTACGGCCAATCCACAGGTGACGTTTTTCAAGCAACTCTATCGCCGGCATTCCAACTTTGCGATGGAGTCCATTGAACAGGCCTTCAACGGCGTGGCGAATTTCGGCAAGAAGGTGCAGTGTGTGATCAGTCGCAATGGAGATCTGATTCACCGAATCTATCTGCAGGTCACCCTGCCTTCTGTGGATCTCAATGCTATCGCGGATACGGAACCGGGCGATCAGTTCCGATGGCTGAACTGGGTCGGACACAATCTGATCAACAACGTCTACATTGAAATCGGTGGCCAGCAGATGGACAAGCACTATGGCGACTGGCTCCATATCTGGAATGAACTGACGCGACAGGCGGGCAAACAGGCGGGATATGCCGAGATGGTAGGAAATGTGCCGGAACTGACCAATCTGATTACCCAGGTGGGGCCGGAAGGTGGCTGCACAAACCAGTTGATCGGTGGTGATCCGCATTCCAGTGCCGCGACCTGCAGTTGCACACCCGAGTACACGCTCTATATTCCGTTTCAGTTCTGGTTCAATCGCCACGCGGGTCTCGCCCTGCCGCTGATTGCGCTTCAGTATCACGAGGTCCGGATAACGCTCGAGATGAATCAGTTGCAGAATCTTATTTGGACAAACAATCCGTTGATCCTGGATGCCGTGAATGCGACGGGTCTTGTTGCGTCGTCCATCTATGTGGATTACATCTATCTGGATACGGATGAGCGGAAACGGTTTGCCCAGGTCGCCCACGAATATCTGATTGAGCAACTCCAGTTTACGGGTGATGAGTCCATTACGGCGGCGGCCAACAAGATCAAGATGGCCTTCAATCATCCATGCAAGGAGATCGTGTGGGTGGTACAGCGGGATTCTTTTGTATCGTGCACGGGGTCTGTGATAGATGGCTGGAAGGGCCAGCAGCCATTCAACTACTCGGACTTCTGGGATCGGGCCGCTCTGGAATCTGGATATTCTATTTCAACAGTGGAGGGTCTGGCAGGATGGAACCCGGTGGCCGTCGCGAATATTCAGTTGAACGGCCAGGATCGGTTCAGTCAGCGGGATGGTCGGTATTTCAATCTGGTGCAGCCGTTTCAGCATCATACGAATATCCCGGCGGTGGGTATCAATGTCTATTCATTTGCTCTGAACCCGGAGGAGCATCAACCGAGTGGCACCTGCAACTTCTCCCGGATTGATACGGCCACCCTCCAACTGACGGTGACGAACAACACGGTCGGCAATGGAAATACAGCGAAAGTCCGCATATACGCAATCAATTACAACGTTCTACGTATCATGGCGGGCATGGGAGGGTTGGCATATTCGAACTAAAGATCCCGGGCTTCCGGCTCTGAGGTTGGCCAAATTATTTTCGATCCGTAGAGTATAAGCAATGACATCCGGTGGTCTAATGCAGCTCGTCGCCTATGGCGCCCAAGACGTGTACCTGACGGCGAACCCCCAGGTTACCTTTTTCAAGCAGCTGTACCGCCGCCACTCCAACTTCGCGATGGAGTCCATTGAGCAGACGTTCAACGGTGTGGGCAACTTCGGCAAGCGCGTGCAGTGCACCATCTCGCGTAACGGCGACTTGATCACCCGCGTGTACGTGCAGGTGACCCTGCCCGCGATTGATCAAACCGTCGTTACCTCTCCTGTTACGGCCATGTCGTGGGTGCCCTTCCTGGGTCAGTACCTGATTGACAATGTGTATGTGGAGATTGGCGGTCAGCAGATTGACAAGCACTATGGTGAGTGGCTGCACGTGTGGAATGAGCTCACGCTCCCCGCGGGCAAGAAGCTTGCCTACCTCAACATGGTGAACGGCTATGGCGGTGCGTCCCTGCAGCCCGACGAAGATTGCACCGCCTGCCAGACGGAGTTGTCGTCGCTGGATGCGGTCACGCTGTCCTGCCTGAACCCTACCCTGGCGAACTTCGGCACGGACTGCGCGATCGGCCCCGACACCTGCGTGCACGGCTTCAACCAGACCAACTCCCTGGTTAAATGCATCCCTGAGCAGACGCTGTACATTCCCCTGGAGTTCTGGTTCAACCGCCACACGGGCCTGGCGCTGCCGCTCATTGCGCTGCAGTACCACGAGGTGAAGATTAACGTGGAGTTCAACCAGGTGCAGTACCTGGTCAACGTATCCGGCTCTAC